AACTGGGAAGCAATCGTGAACTTGATGAATGATGAAATTAGAGAGCGCGTAGCGTTCGAACTTGCGCCGTGTACAGAGGAAGAGTTTTTGAAGCGTTACTTAGAGATTGATCCCGATTTCCAGAATGTTCTGGATACGGAGTTTTAAAGGAGGAAAAAATATATGAAACGCAATGAATACGATCGCCTTATAAATCGTCTAGCACAGCTTAAATCTGAGCAAGTAAAGTATACAACGATACTTGAATGGAAACCCAGCTATCTAACCGATGAGCGCGAAAGCAAGTATGAAAAGGCATTAGACCTCACAAACTCTGAAATTTGCAAGGTAATGAACGCGCTGGATAATTGCATTAACAGCGATGATGTTGACAGCTTTATACCACATTTTGAATAAGGAGGAAAAAATGAATACATTGAGTTATTACAGGAGGAAGCAGCGTGAAATAGTAAAAGGGGGAGGACTATTATCTCGGAGAATTGTGGGACGGAAAAGGGGACGTTGATAGTATTATATGTGCAGATGGAAAAGGTGCTGCATGGGTTTTAAACACTGTGGATGACATACCGTTATTTGTGAGCTTTGTATATAACGCATTGAATCCGGTCGAACTGCTAAGCACAATAGTGACAGTAACTGATATCTTTTAAAGGAGGAAAAAATGGAAGAAATATTGGTGGTAGTTATAATAGCAATTAGCCTATTCGCAGGATATCTAACATGGGAGGACAAGAAGAAATGACAATACAAAACATAATAAAGAAACTGCGTAAAAACGGTATAACGAACTATGAAATAATACCAATGGCATCTGGATGTGACACAGTAAGTGTTCCCTACATAAATGGTTACGATCTTACAAATATAGTTGGGTTATTTAAGACAGGCGTTAAGATTGATATAAGCAGTTATACAAGAACAGTAATATTATGGAACTATCGAGAATGGGAACGGTCAAGAAAACTAAGTGATAGAGTATCGTTATTAGTAGAATTGTTTTACACAGAGTTGCGAACCGGAAAAACACCGGAGGAAGCAAAACAGACTCAGCATGAATATGCGAAAACAAACAACATGTTGGACGCGTTTTATAGGATTTATAAGTGAATGAAAAGCCGTGTAAAGCGGCTTTTCTTATTGTATTTTGATGGAAAATATGGTATAATATAAACACATTGTAAAAGGAGGTTTATCATATGGCAAGAAAAAATAGATATGCGAAAGTATACGCGCAAGAATTAAAGAGAATAGAAAAGCAAGTGAATAAATTACTTGCACAAGGCTATGCGATATCTATAGGCATTCCAAAAGCAAAACAGCAGCCTACAAAAGCAGATGTTCAGCGGCTGAAAAAAATAACACCGGACGCCATACAAAAAACAGCTGAATCTTTAATAACAGATAGCGGTTATAAGTCAAAAAGGCGAAAAGCAAAAAAGAAAATAGGGAGGGGAGCATACAAACCAAAAAAACGAAAAGCAAAAAAGAAAAGAGAAATCATAGCAGATTATCCCTCTAGTGCAGATATCATTATAGAGAATTTTATAAATACAACCTATACATACTTTCCGGTAGCTGAGCGCATGTGTCGGCAATGGTTAGAAAATAGTTTAAAGAAGAACGGAAAAGAAGCAACAGCGGAAGCATTAGCGTCTGTTCCGTGGCTGACTATTCACGAAAGTTATGACGCAGAAAAAAATGGAGGTCAGGCAATCGTACCCGAGTTTTTATCCGAACTGTCTGATAATCTAGGACTTTCCCGCGCGCAGCAGAAAGAATTTTTAGATTCATTTGACTATGAAAACGGCTGGGGAGAATATTAAATGTTTCACGTGAAACATTCTGAGAGGTTTCACAATGTCAAAAAAATCAGCGAAAAAACCCGTTATAATAGCGGCAGATTTTGAAACAACTGTATATGCCGGGCAGACATCAACCGAGGTTTGGAGCGCTGCATGGATAGAATTATTTACAGAGCAACCACACTTGCGCGGCAATATAGAAGATTTTTTGAACGATATTTTTAACTTGAACAAAAACGTTTTATGCTATTTTCACAATCTGCGTTTTGATGGGGCTTTTATTGTGTATTGGCTGTTAAAGAACGGTTATACATGGAATAATGCACGCAATAAAGACATGAATGCAAAAGAGTTCAAAGCCCTAATATCAGATACAAATAAATGGTATACCGTCACAGTTAAACCGAAATTTGACACAGTGATTGAATTCCGGGACAGTGTGAAACTGATGCCTATGACACTTGATCAAATTGGTTCAGCTTTTAATACGCACCATAGGAAGCTGAAAATGGAATATGTTGGTTTGCGTCATGCAAACTGTGAAATAACACCGGAAGAATATGCTTATATTATCAATGATATTTATGTACTAAAGGAGGCGCTGGAAGTTATGATAAAAAGCGGGAACGACAAATTAACTATAGGCTCGTGCTGCATGGATGAGTTTAAAAACAAATTTGATGCTATGGACTTTAACGCAGCTTTTCCGAATTTAAAAGACATAGCATTGATAAAATATGAGCGCGGCAGTGATAATGTTGATGAATATATTCGAAAAGCTTATAAAGGAGGTTATTGCTATTACAAATACAAAGAAAGAAAGCACATTGCACAGAATGGCATGACGTTTGATGTTAACTCCTTATATCCTAGTGTTATGCACAGTAAAAGCGGGAATTATTATCCAACTGGTAAACCAATATTTTTTGAAAAAGAAATACCCTATAAATGCTTAGAGACAAGTGTTTATCCGTTTTATGTGCGGCTGCGTTGCCGTTTTAAGTTAAAGGAAGGTTACTTGCCAACAGTACAAATAAAAGGAGATTATAGATATAACTCTACTCAATGGCTGGAAACTTCTGATATCTATTACCGCGGGAAATATTATAGATATTTTACAAACAAAGACGGACAAACGGAAGAAGCAAAACCGGAGCTAACTCTTTTTATGACGGACTATATTCTTTTATTGGAACACTATGAAGTGTATGACTTAGAAATTTTAGACGGTTGTTATTTTCATGGGGCAATCGGTCTGTTTGACACTTATATAAACCACTACATGAAAATTAAAATGACTACAAAAGACAAGGGAGAACGCACGGAAGCAAAATTGTTCCTGAATAATTTATATGGTAGACTTGCTATAAATGATAACAGTTCTTACCGTGTGCCATTCATCGACCCGGAATCCGACTCTATAGGCTTTGAATTGCACCCGGAGCATGAAAAAGACACGCTATACATTGCAGCAGGGGCAGCCGTGACAGCATATGCACGTTATTTTACCATAACACACGCACAGGCGAATTATGACAATTTTGTTTACAGTGACACAGATTCTATTCACATGCTTGATGATGGGAATCCAGTAAAAATGATAAAAGAACACGCTACAGAGCTATTGCACTGGAAGCGGGAAAGCGATTGGTCTAGTGCTATATTTATAAGGCAAAAGACCTATGCAGAGTTTGTACAAAAAGAGGATGGGAAAAAGGTATCCGGACACTGGGAGATAAAGTGCGCGGGGATGCCGGAAAAATCAAAAAATCTGTTTTTGGCAACGCACCCGATAACGGATTTTAAGATCGGTTTAAAAGTGGGAGGTAAATTAAAACCAAAATATATAAGTGGCGGAATGGTGTTGGTTGAAGATTTTTATACTTTACGTGCAAAAAGGTGTTGACGTTTTTCGTAGTTTGTGATACTATAATAATGTAATAAAAAATAAAACACAAAAAAGAAAGGAGCAGTAAAAATGAGAAAAGGAGACGGAGACGCAAGAACGCGCTTTTTCACACGTACTGTGACTACTACCGTTATTAAGGTAGCACAGTTTGCAGATGGACAGGTAACAGCCTTTCCAGACATCGTTGTTCCGGTTAGAGTAAGCTCTAACACGGCAATTACAAGAGAGATCAATAAGGCATACCCGGATGCAAAAGGGTTGTTTTGTGTGAACACTGAATACAGAGAAGAGCTGAGACGTTTAAGCGTTGAAGATTTTTTGAAGTATTCCGAAGTTGTAACAGTTGACGAAGCAGAAAAAGCAGAATAAAAAAAGGAGATTCATCATGATTAACACCGTAACAGACAAGAAATTATTATACAGCCTTTCCCAGAACAGCGAGGGTTTAACAGATCACGTTGGAGAAGATATGGTGGTGGTAGGTGTGGCACAGTGGGAAACCACTAGAAAGTCAACCGGCGATGAATGTGTGTGCACTGGTTTTGTACTTGAGGATGGTCGCTGCATCACAACCTTATCCCCTACTGTTGCAGAGTGCATGATGGCACTTTCGCAGTTTGTCGGAGCACCGGCAGCAGATAATCCCCTCACATTAAGGGCGGAATACCGGAAATCAAACAATAAAAATGAGTTTTTAACGGTTGTTCTTGTTTAACAGGGCAGCATAAAAGAGGAACAGCAGTTCCTCTTTTTTATTGGAAAGGGGTAGCATGGAGAAGCATTACAGGCTAGACAATATATTAAAAACAAAAGACCTTGACGGAAACACACCTGATATTTTTATTATAACAGGTTCAAAGGGTGGAGGAAAATCTTTTGCCGTTAAAGAATATTTAATAAATGAATTTTTGCATAAAAGTAAAAAATTTATCTGTCTAGTTAGAAAAAAAGATGAATTAAATAGTTACATTCCCGCATTTTGGGCGGATGTAAAAAATAAATTCCCGAACACTGATTTATATTCAGTGTCCAGCGGTTCGGGCAAGTTTGCAGAAGTTTTCATAAAAACGGAAGCTTTTGAAATTTCTTGCGGATACGTGATTGCGCTGAGTATGGTCGATAAGGTCAAGCGAATATCTACGTTTTTTAATGATGCCGACAATATTTTTCTTGACGAGTTTCAAAGCGAAACGGGCGACTACTGCACAGACGAGATCACGAAATTTTTTGCTATCAATGACGCAGTCGGCAGAGGTTTTGAACAATTAACGCGAAAACTTACCTATTTTTTAGTTAGTAATATGGTTTCCTTATTGAATCCGTATTTTGTCGCATTGGGTATTCATAAACGCTGGTCATCCGGTATTCATTTTATGCGAGGGCATGGCTGGGTGATGGAGGTTTACAGAAATAGATACGTAGCAGAGGAAAAAAAGCAAAGCGGATTTTACCGTGCTTTTTCCGATTCCGATTATTTTAATTACAGTATTGACAATATCTTTTTGCTGGATAACGTGCAATTTATTGCAAAGCAGAATCTTGCCGGAGCAAGGTATTTAATGACAATAAAACATAATGGTATTTTTTATGGGTTGTGGATGCTACAAAATGGAAGATATTATATATCATTAAAAGCGGACAGAAATTTTCATCGGCTGTTTGCAATATCCACAAAAGATCATGACGAAAATACTTGCTTGACCGGAGCAATATCCGCACAAGTGTCTTTGTGTAGAAAACAATTCAATGCCGGAAATTTTCGGTTCGAATCACAGGAATGTAAAAATATTGGTATGGATTTTTTGGGAATCAGGGGTTGACATTGGTACAACGGCAGGATATAATAAAAGCATAGGGAGAACTTACAGCACAAGCAGGAAATCCCCGTGTGAAACGGCTTGCAGGTGTGGCGCATCGGATTGTGCGCGTGTTTTCCCTTACTTATAAAACCGCACACGGGAGAAAGGAAAAAAATGAAACGGGATGATTTAATTTCGAAAGCGCGTATGATCGCGCGAATCGACACACCCGAAGAGGGCGCATTGGATGAATCCGCAATTTTAAATTTGATTGCGGAGATTGCAGACGAGAACGACCGTCTGGAAACAGAAGTGGCAGATGTGAAAAAACAGTATGCAGACGCTTTTCTTTCCGGTTCGGAAAAGGAAAAGGACAAAGAAGAAGTGGAGGAAAAAGAGGAAATCAAAACAGAAGATTTTCTTGATCTGTAAAAGGAGGTAAAAATTATGGCAGTAAAAGGAGTTTTAAAAAATGTACCTTTAGCATTACAGAGCTTTAAAGACAGCTTAAAAGGTACAGAATGGGAGGGGCTGCTCCCCGAAGTTACAAATACAAACATTAAAGAGTTTGGGCAGGTCATGATGCAGTATCAGCCGATCATGAACCGTTTCATGAACCAGCTTGTAAATGTCTGGGCGTTACAGAAGATCGACAAAATGTATTTTACTTCTCCGTTCGCGTTCGCGAAAAGGGGCATGCTTGAGTACGGGGAAACCATTGAAAGCGTGTGGGTAAAGATCGCAGCTGCTCACTCGTTCTGCTCGGATACTGACCCGTGGGCAATGTTAAAGCAGGAAAAACCTGATATTGCAGTTGCTTTTATGAACAGAAACCGTGAGGAGTTTTTTAAAAAGACCGTGAACCGTGAAATGCTGCGGAGTGCATTTTACAGTGCGCAGGGACTGGGAAACTTTGTTGATCGCGTTATTGATTCCATGTACACAGGAAACGAAGTTTCTGAAATGCTGTATGCAATGGGTGCAATCTCATCCGCGCTTGATAATGGTTTTGTCAAGCTTGTGCATGTAACCGACCCGACAGACGAACAGAGCGCAAAAGATTTTCTTACAACGATGCGCATAGTTTCCAATAACTTACTGTTTCCCTCGGAGAACTACAATGCAGCGGGTGTTTTAAATACGACCGCAAGAGAAAGCCAGCGGGTATTTATTACACCGAAAGCGGATGCCGTGACATCTGTACAAGCGCTTGCATATGCGTTTCATATGGACGAAGCGCAGATTCTGGGTAGAATCACAGTCATTCCGGAAATTCCTAACCATCCGGAAATCGTTGCGATTGTAGCTGATGACGAATGGTTGAACATATACGATCAGCTGTTTGAAACATCCGAGTTTTTTAACGGTGAAAAGCTGTACTGGAATTACTGGTTACACGTATGGCAGATCTATTTTACCAGCCCGTTCCATAATGCAGTGGCACTTACTACCGATCAGGTTCAGAGCTATACGGCTGTGACGATCACCGGAGAAGCGTCGATCGCAAAAGGCGCACAGAGTAAATACACAGCAGCTACAACCCCGGTCAATGGTGGAGTGATTTTTTCCTTAGAGGGTGCGAATGCCACCAGCACAAGGATTGTTGCGAGCGACAGCAAGAGTGCAACAATCGAAGTAAGCCCGAATGAAACGGCAAAAACCTTGACGCTGAAAGCGGTTGTCGCAGGACAGACAAGCGTACAGACAACAAAAGCTGTGACGGTCACAGGCTAAAGATTTTATAAAAGGGAACGGAAACGTTCCCTTTTTTCAAAAGGAGGTTTAAAAGTGGCACTAGAAACAGTATACGCAATGCAATCGAATGAATTGATGATATGCGCAGACGTTCCTCTTGACGCTTCACAGGTTCGGCAGCTATCTTTTGCAGATAAGAACGAACAATATAATTATTTTCGTTCAAAAGCAATTCGAATTTTTAATGATTTTAAATACATCCGGGAGCATCGTGGTGTAAAAGTCCCGGTAAACGCGGAGGAAATAGGTAACGCGTGTTACTTATGTTTTAAAAATCAGGCAAGCGGGAAATGGTATTATGCTTTTGTAACACAGGTTATTTATATCAACCCGGAAACGTCGTTATTGAATTTTGAAATAGACGTATACCAGACGTTTTTGTTTGACATGGTTATAAGAGACTGTGACATCAGCCGGGAGCATGTTGCGAATGATGATTTTAAAACAAACACGGTACAAGAGCCTGTTGATGTCGGGGACTATGTTATCGCGCACGAAGAAACATTTGACCTTGATAAATTGGATGAGGGTACAGATTATCAGTTTGTTATTATTTCCGCAATAGACATTCTAGCCGACCCCGGTACACTGGAAGAGCCAAAAGTCACAGGTGCGAAAGGAGGAATGTATGCTGGGCTGCCGTCCGGTGCTAGAGCGTACTTAGTAAGTCCTAGGCGTGGAACTAGTTCCATTGCATCTGTAATGGATTCACTTTCCGCGTTTCCATGGGTATCACAAAGCATATTGGCAATTTACGCCGTGACATCCTATAATATAGGTGGAGCAGTAACCGTGGAGCAGTCAGCAATGGGATTTTCGGTCGGTGTAATTGCAGATAGTTCTGTCCCGACTGTAATTCCCGTGGGTGGTGTGCTTGCAAACTGGATATCTAAATTCCCGCCATATAAAAATAAAAAAATGTACACGTCACAATTTTCTTTTATTGAGGTGGTGTTACCGAATGGAGCGAGAAACGTATTAAAGCCGGAATTTTTACCAGGCGGCATACCGTCTGTAAAAGTAGTTGGCACGCTTATTCCAGCTCCAAACTTATATCTATACACGGAAAACTATTGTGGTGCGGAATCGGATTTCCTCTTAAACGCAAACAATATAAGCGGTTTTCCGTGCTTCCCTGTACAGAATAACACATACCCTTTACAGACCGCGCAGGCAGAAGCTACAAACACTCTTGTGCACTCGCAAAACCGTTCGAATATTTTTTGGGACACGGTTGGAAACGTGGCGCAAGCTGTTTTTACAGGTGACCCGTTGAACGTGCTTTCCACCGGAATAGATGGCTACAAAAATGTGCGTTCTGAACTTCAAAGTTCCGAAAGAGACAGACAGCGAATCGGACAGATGCAGACAAACGTTAGTTTGACAGGCGCAAGTGGCGGAGGGCTTGCAACCTTTATTGCTTCTAAAAAACTGGAAATTTTGTACAGATGGTGGACAGTAAAACCGGAGTTTGCGGAAAAGATCGAACAGTTTTTTGATGTTTACGGTTACAAGGTTAGCCGTTTTGGTGTTCCGAACTTAAACAGTAGACCACGTTACAATTATATTAAATGCAACAATGTAAATGTTTATGGAAGCATTCCGAATGAATTTTTGCAGCCATTGCGAAATATGTTTATAAACGGTTTTACATTGTGGCATGATAAGAACAACGTTGGAACATACGGAAACAATCAAAAGTAAAAAAGGAGGAAGAAAAAATGGGAAGAACTGGTTTTTCAACTGACCCGCTCGGTTTGTGCGGCGTCGGTTATGATGGAAAGATCGTTCGAAAATTCGATGAAGGGGTGACGTTCGACCATTTTGTGTGTCAGTTGTATTTATTAGCAATAAACAGATATACATGGACAGGGTTACCAGACACGGTCAGCGCCCGCGCATTGGAACAGGCTTTAATTTTTAACGGCGCAGTTTGCTTTTTTAAGGATGACGTAATGGGGTATCTGTGTTTACCTTGTGCAAAAGCGGGCAGCTTTAACATTTATAACATACCGACAACCCGCTATATTAACACAGCCAGCGGATACCATCACAAGGCGACCGAAAAAGACAGCGCTATTATTTTTAACGATCAGACTTTCCGACCGTTCATGCCAGAAATTTATTATTTCGCTAAGAAATTTACAATGATTGAAAAGGCGAAAGACGTTAACACACGCTTGCAATTGAAACCGAAAGGAGTATTTGTAAATAAGGACAACGTAAACAGCGCGAAACGCGCAATCAACGAAGCAGAGGACGGGAAACCGTTTGTTCTTGTGGACGATACAGACGGTTTTTCCGCAGACACGAAAGGAGTTCTTGACCTTTCCGTTCCGTGTATCCTTGAACAGCTGGAAAAAGAAAAAAACTGCATATGGTCTGAGTATTTAACGCGTTTAGGTTATAACAACCTTAACATTTACAAAAAGGAACGTCTGGTGGAATCCGAAGCAGAAGCGAATGAAGAACATATTCTTGCGCTTAGGGACGGTGGGTTGTTTATGCGCAGGGAAGCAATAAAGAAAATTAAAAGACTATTCCCAGATTTATCTGAAATTCGTGTAGACTTTAATCCTAACTGTAACCGCTTAAGTCTGGGAACGCAAGAAATCGCTGGAATTGATAGCACGGAATCAAAGACCAGTCCTGAGATTGTAGACGAACCGGAGGTGTCTATAAATGAGTAACCACACAACAACTTTAAGGAATATAATATACCATTATTCGCAGGACAATAACCCGCTGCACCCAGAGGAAGAAAAACGGTATGCGTTTATCCGGTTTGAAGATGAAATGGGTGTTATGGAGCGAATCGAAAAAGCACGTTCTAAGATGCTGTATAACACAAACAAATTTTTCGATGAAGAATTCAGAAACGCTTTTTTCCAACAGTTTTGCGTTGACAATATGATGCGGGAAATTGAATACGAAACAACGGAATATTTTATTCTGAAATTTAATCAGAACGTGTCGCGCTGGCTGCCTGTATACAATAAACTTTATGAAACGAGTTTGTTGGAGCTGGACAAACTAAAGAGCTACAGCCGGGAAAGCGCGCGGACAGGTAACAGAAAGACAAGCGCAAGAGGGAAAAGCGCAAGCGAAAGCAACAACAAAAATGTTTTCAATGACACACCGGAAAATAGCTTGACAAATTCGGATTATGCAACTACAATAACAGTAGACGAGGGCAGCGGGAACGGAACGACATCTTCAAACGGAAAAGAGGTGTATTCAGAAAAGTTTAATGAAAGCGGGTACAATGTGCCACAAGCGGAACTGATTATGAAATACAGGGAGACGCTTATGGACATAGTAGGGCAATTTTCCGACACAGTTTCCCGTACTCTTTTCTTAAAAATCTATTAAAAGGAGGTAAAAGATGGATAAAAAATTACCGGAAAAGCTATGCTTTAATAATGCGTATCTGTCCCTGCCGTCTGAATGGGATGCTTCAATTAGCCAGCTGGAAATGATGCAGAAGATTGCATACAATATCAATCAGATCATTCAGTTTTTGACTGACTTAGAGACGAATTACCAGAACTATACAGACACAAAAGTGGCAGAGTTAAAAGCGGAGCTTTTGAAAACTCTCGAACAGACGGTTGAAACCTTACGCGCCTACATTGACACTCAAGACGTTTATTACTGGACAGAACATACCAAAGACGTAAAGCGGCTGGAAGATTTAATAACAGAGTTACGGCTGTATGTGGACAATGTCAAACTTACGCATGAAAAAGATGTTGCGCAGCTGAATGGTAAAATTGACGAGACAAAAGCCTATCTGGAACAGTACACAGACTTTGCAGTTGAGCGTCTGAAAGAGTGGGTAGAAGAGCAGCTGGAAAAGCTGCGGTTTGAAATTGACGAAGTAAACGAAGATGGTTTCCGTATTTTTGACCCGACAACCGGATACAGAGACAGAGTTGGAAACACTGTTAATAATGTGTACGATGTTTTAAGAGTGCTGGCAATTACTTGCGGACAATTTGATGCTTGGTTTTCAGCTTTTGACAAGAACTGCGAAGATTTTAAAAAATTGTATATCCGTGCGGGTGCGTTCGATGCTGAAAGCTATTGCAAAATGTACGGTATTTTTGATGCAAGCGTTAACAGTCCCGGAAGTGGAGATCTGATTTTCCATGCCAGAGCACTTGACGAAGTTATGCAGGTGGACGCAGAATTGCACCTTACCGCGCAGGAATTTGACACTGTTATGGCAGAAACTTGTCAGGCAATCAAAGCAAAAAATAAGGATGCGTTGTGGTGGGATACCGAAAACGCGACTTATTATGATACCTATAACGTTGGTAGTGGACTTGGAGTGCGGACAATTGGAAGAAGTGCACACGGGTTTATTAAAAAATGCGTAACGAGTATAACACCACCAGAAAAGCCAACAACTGAAACATACCCATATACGTGGACGGCAGTAGTTGGCTTCAACGTAAAAATCACTAATGATAATGAGTGGCACGCGTGGCTGTGCATAGAGACAAACAGCAGCAATGGTATTTATTATTATCAAGCGGAAAATAAATATAAAGACGGATTGCCAACAGTTATTCAGTTCCGTTTTAATGTTTACGGTTTAGCCGCACCCGGAGAGACATCCTCTCTTGATAATTTTGCTTTTGCATCAATTAGAGGTGTTTTATATTGCGAAAACGCTTTACTAAAGGAGTTACCAGTTAAAAAGGAGGTGCAATAAATGTTTACACGTCACACAAGGTTTTTTAATTTCGGAATGTATCAGAAAAAAGATGCTGTTGATATCATGGGAGATTGGAACGAAAACAACAAAAAGATTGATGCAGCCTTGCAATCACTGAAAGGTAAAACATCCGGTGTGAAAAACGAAATGGCAACAGTCCAGACAGAGATCACAAAAATGACAGAAGAAAATGTAACATTAAAAAATGAAATCACTTTATCGCAGGGAAAATTGCTGGCTGTGATGCCCGCACTGAATGTTTTAACACAGGTTGCCAGCAGTGCAGAAGCAAAAGCTGCAAAAGCGGTCACAGATATTGACAATTCTAAAGACCTTGTAACCGCAGCACAGGAAGCAGTTAAAATTGCGAACGATGCAAACAGTGAAAACGCTGGAAAGATCACAACATTGCAGGAAAGAATTGCTGCGTTAGAAAACGCTTAAAAGGAGGTAAAACATGAGTAGCACAAACAAAACATCCAATTTTAAATTATCACAGTTTATCGGGACAGACAAACCCACTTTCCTTGGGGACTATAACAACGACATAGAGATCATTGACGGCGCTTTATTTACTGCTAGTCAGACAGCGGAGGAAGCAGTTAACGATGTGGAAACTGTAAAAAGCGCGCAGGCAGAACTGAAAGCCGTTCACGAGGATACCAAAAAACAGGTTGCGCAGCTGAAAGAAATTGCGGACGGCATGTCCGGAGACGTTACGGCAGCACAGGAAGCAGCTAACAGAGCAGAGCAGAAAGCAACCGCCGCACAGACGGCAGCGACCGATGTTGTAAACGCTGCGAATGCAGCGAGTGCAAACGCGACAAAAGCAAAGCAGACGGCGGATGGAAACAAAACGGATTTGCAGGTGCTTGATAGGAGGGTGACGTCACTGGAAAGTGCGCCAAAACCATCTACGGAGGTTGTGTTTAAAGTTATAGCGGTCGGAGCATCTAGACCAGACACCGGAACATCCACATTTTTTTATAAAAATCTTGATAACATGACTTTGATAAAAATGGTTGTGTCAAACGTTTTTGGAACTGTCAATGTGCAAGGTTTAACACGTAGCGCTACAATTCAACAGGGTTCTGCGCCAGTAACTTATACGGAGAGTGACTTCAAAGATGAGCGTATTGGTATTGGTCGTCCTAATACTAGTGCGGGATGGAGTACGGCTGAGGTGGCTCTTACTTATCGTATAAACGCATGATAAGTGGCAACAGGTGGATAACGCTTGCCGAAGCGTTGGAGAATGCCCGCGAGGTTTACGACTACCTTGCGGGCAGCACCGTAC